TTCATATGTAGATTGTACGCTCCGATTCTTATTGTTGAAAGCATCTATAGGGGCCCATGGTTTATTAAGTCCCTTTTCTGTAATTGGATTAGCGACAAATCCTCTAGGATCCTTTAACGATCTAGCTCTAGCCAAGCTAGGAACTACACTAGATACAAAAGAATCTCTTCCGCTAAAAGTAGAATATACACTATTTATAGCTTTATTGAATTCAGTAATAGAAGATGGTTTAGTGGATAATACTCTTACAGCTTCTGTATATGACGCTGGTGGGTGTGATAATTCCGAAGGGGTAAGTGAATCTGCTGCGGCCCTAAGGAAAGCTTTTCCTACAACTTCTCCACGCTCTTCGAAATTACGCTGCAGTCTATCTAATTTTAAAAACCTTTGGCCAGCTGGAGTTCTTATTCCAGCTGTTCTAGCTAAGTCTTTTAGGTGACCTGCTGTACCTGGATCCAGTAATTCTGCTAAATCATCGTCTAATCCAGCAGTAGAATATTTCTCGATAATGTGTGATAGTGTATTTCTCTCTTTATCAAAGTCAGGACCCCTAACTTGTACATCTGCCATATACTTAGATAGGGCTTTCTCTAGACTTGTGTCAGCTAGATTTGTATTTTTAAATAACTGACGCATAGATCCGTTAGTATTAACACTAATATCTACTGGATTAAATACTGCATTACGTATTCTTTGTACGGGTTCGGTAAGTCTTCTATTCAAGTTGTGGTACATATACTGCCCAGCATATATAAGTGGGGTAGTAACTGCAGCGGTTTGGAAATATCCACGATCATCATTAGACAGTAAGGCAGGCGCAATAAGAGAAGCTGCTAAAGCAGACTTATTGCGCAGTGCGGCCCTAAATATATTACCTGCTGTGTTTATTTGCATTTGGATTTACTTAGAGAATAGATAGCTGCTTTTCAGTACACACTGGTTCTATTGAAGTTTCAGATGTCTTTTCTTCTTCTAGGAAGTTAAAGAAGTCACTTTCGTTATCTGTAAGTATTATTGCCCCTGAGCTAATCTTATAAAATATAAGCTTGCCTTCTTCTACAGCAACGTTGAGTACATCGCCCATTTCTATTTGGCCAGTGAGAATAAGTCTTGCTATTTTACTAACTACGTTTAATTCTAGTGATCTTCTTAAATGGCGGGCACCATATCTAATGTCGTAGCCATCATTTATTATGAAATCTTCGGCGTCTGAATTTAGAGTAAGTACAAACTGACAGTGATGAGTAGAAGCGAATATTCTTCTCTGAACGTTTCTTAATTCTATTTTTAATATTGCTCTTAATTGTTCTTTATCTAAGTTGTTGAATACAACCATCTTATCTAATCTATTAATAAACTCTGGACTGAACTTCTTTTTGGCGGCATTCTTTGCGAAGTTTACTACTGACTTTCTATTTATTGTGCCAGAAGTAAAACCCATACCATGTCCGTTAGCTTTTTCTATATCTCCAGCACCAATATTAGAAGTCATTAAGATTATAGACTTAGTAAAATCTATAACATCTCCTTTCCCGGTAGTAAGAATTCCTTTATCTAGGATTCCTAATAGAAGATCATGGAAAGCAGGGGATGCCTTTTCTATTTCGTCGAATAGAACAATAGAGATCTTTATAGTATCAGTATGGTATTTATCTAGCTTTTCTTGACTAATTTGGGAAGAGGAATTCCTTTCTCCATGACCTACATAACTGGGAGGGGCCCCTATAAGTTTTGATATCTCATGAGAAGATTGATATTCCCCGCAGTTTAGTTTTAACATTGCTTCTGGATTGCCGTATAATACCTCAGCAGTAGCCTGAGCCAGCAAAGTTTTCCCCGTACCACTAGATCCTAACAATAGTAAATTAGCTATAGGTCTTGCAGGTGGAAGCATACCCGCTAAGTGCTGCTCATATATTTCAGATATAGCTTTTACTGCCTCATCTTGGTTTACTATTCTATTCTGCAGATTCTGTTCAAACTCTAAAGCCTCATCAGATCTGCGGTCTAAATCAAGAGGAGTAACTGGGATATGTCGCATTAACTTTCCTAATTGTACATTTCAGGGTTCCGTCTCATGTTTTGGATGAGATTATCGTGGTCATCTCTTTCTATATCAACCTTAGTATTTCCTGAAGACGTCCTGCTAACGCTGGATGTCATAGTTACTTTAGGATCTCTATTATTTGAAGCAAGTAGCATACTTTCTATAATCTGTCTGTTGGCTTCCAAAGTTCTATTGGTTCCTGCCGTCAATTCTCTAACTGCTCCATCTATATAAGGCTTTCTCCAAAGAGTATTAGATCTATCATCGAAGATATTAAAGTCCTTTGCGTCATAACCTTCTAACTGTAATATCTTTAGTTTAACATCTTCATAGTCTAAATTTGGAGAAAAGACATCAGAATTCATGTCTGGGATATTATAATTCTTATCTGTGAAAGCTTTAGCTATTTCTACGCTTCTAGAAAAGTCTCCATAATTAAGTTTTGTGTTGGCATTCTTATAGGCTTCTAGTCCTTCTTTAGTTAGGATTCGGCCGTCTTGACCAACCGGTCCTGTTTCCTTGCCCTCAGCCAAGTCTATATTAGCCTTAGCTTTTAGCCATTGAGCCTCTAACGCTTCTGCTGTGGGAGCGGAAACAGAAGCTAAGATCGTTTGTCTCTTCTCTGGGTCTGTTTCTTTTACAAACTTAGTGAAATATACTGCTTCTCTGCGGGGAAGCGTAGAAGCTACATATGAAGATTCAGAGAATAAATCCACGCCTTCGAATGTTCTCAGACCTTGATTAGTATACTTGGATCTCTCTCCAGGGACCTTATCAGCAAGTATCTTACTTCTTAAATACTTAAGACTATCGGTAATAGTGTTTAAACTTCTTTTCTCTTCCACCTCTCCGGGAATATCTACATATCCTGTAGCCCTCTTTACAGCTCCTCTTACATATGGCATTAAGAAGTCATGCAGTGGCTTATCCCACCTTCTCATTCTTGATCCATAGACTTCCTTATCTAGATAGTCCGATAGTGGATCTTTGTTTTGCCAGAACTTGGTATGGGCTGGCGTGGGTACATATCTTAGAGGATTCCATACTTCTTCATCCCCAGTAAATGCGAGTTCTTCTCCTATAGTCCCAAACGCCTGTGTCATTCCTCCAAAAAGGTCTCTAGCTTCTGGTCCTGCGTTTCGTCTGTCGAATCTGGCGTACCCTCTATCTATAAGTTCTGCATTTATATTGTCAGAACTTGTTCTAAATACAGCATTTATTTCCTCAGCACTGTCTATAGATCCACGAGGAACAGTGATAGATACATGAGTTCCAGGAGCCAGGGCATCCTGTAAATATTTTCCTAGGGCTTGTCTCTTACCTTGTACTTCATCATCTAATGCCTCTCTGGTTATGTTATTGTTTTCCCCAATAGATATTGCAGCCATATCTGCTGCAGACATTCCCAAACCACTTAGTTTGAAAGTACGACCAGGGAATTCCTTAACTGATACTCCATACTGATTCGCAGAATCTATAGTACCTTCAACAGAATCTGTGCGGCCAGAGAATATTCTATTAGTTGTTCCTAAAGCAGAATCTTTAGTCTGTCTAACTCTATCTAATATTCTAGAATATTCTATTTCTAGATCTGGATTATACTGAGCTGACTTTGCTACCCTTCCTTTTACTGCTTGATATTCTCTAGAATATGGAGCTATGTCTGAAAGAATAGATAGTTTATTAATGTCTGGGTAATCGTTGGGATCTAATCCTTTAAGCTCTGGATGCAAAGATTCGTACCCAGGGCCTGGTAAACGAGCATATCCATCTTCCAGTGCTGAATATGGATCTCCCTTTTTGAAATTCTTATACGCATCTGCACCTGGAATCCACCCTACATTAGCTAATGAATTGGGAATTTCATTAGCTTGTTGGGTGTTCTGTTCATTCTGTATGAATCTTCTTAAAGGTTCTGTATACCCTAAAGCGGCAAACCTGCCCTCAGGAGACATGAAATATCCTGCTCCAAGTTCTCTTTCATAATATCTTCTTTGCAGAGAATCTATCTGTCTCGAGCTTTGTAAGAATACATCCTTGTGTTGATCTGGGAATAACTTAGCCCATACAGATCGTCCAATGAATCCAGGAAGACCCATGAAATCAGAAAAAGCATATGCTTCTCTATCTATAGTATCTCTAAGACCAAACTCATCTTTGGGAGTTGGATTTGCCAATCCAACTAAGCCAGATTGAATATTACCACCAGCCTTTTCTGGTTCTATTCCTAAAGCTTGTAATCTGGAGAATACTGGGGCCATGGCTGCGGAGGAATCAGAGAAGAAAGATTTACTCTTTACTCTAATTACATCCCAACCAGCAGCTTCTATTTCAGCTTGTCTTTTAGCATCTGCAGCAGCATTCCACTTTCCATGATAAGTAGTGCTGTCAGCTTCTAGAACTACCTTATGTCCATTTCCTTCGAGGGTAAAGTCAGCCCTATAGTTCCCTATGGGGGTTTGTGGGCTTGATTTATATCCTCTTTCAGCTAACTGAACCGAGATATCTCTTTCAAATGGAGAGTCTACTGCCCCACCCCTAGGCTCTAGTAGAGATGAATATAGGTTATAGTCGGATTTTCCGTCCCATTCATCAGTATGCATTCTACGTACTGGCTTAACTAGTTTACCAATAGTGGCAGCTAGGAATGGTCCGATTATAGGTACATTAGAAAATGCTGGAGATGTTACTGGATAAGGCCTGTCTTCATAGTTCTGTTTTTCGAGCCAGTATGGATCTTTAAAGGCTGTTACTGGAGAAACTAAAGGATGGTGGGCCCAATAAGCTTCTTCACTTCCATAAATAGAAGCTTTCTCTGCTTGGGCCTTCCATAGAACAGACCAGTGTGGTCTCCATTCTTTTATAGTAGATCCTGAGAATGGGGTAATTCCCATGTCCCACCAGCGGCCAGTATGGATAGGTACTGGCTCATTCCCAGAATAGATGTCTTGAAGTTCCCCTTCAGACTTGCGAGATCCAACCATTCCTGGAATGAAAGGAATCATTAAAGCCAAGCCAGCTACAAGTCCCTTTGCTACTGGCGACGCTTTATTAAATATCTTTAGGAAGGTAGCATCAGCTTTGGCTATACCATGCTCTACATCCCTTCCTTTGGCAAATATCCTAAAGGCAGCTTCCCTAGCCATCTGATGGGGGTATTTGTCTCGTAGGACGTTCCCATAATGAATAAGGGCCCCAGCTACCATTCCACCTAGAGGAAGTGCTACAGGGCCGTACTGAGGCCCAGGAATGACCCTTGCATAAGTGTCTGTTATGCTTCTTAGGCCTGGAGTTTCGTCAGTTGCTTTGGCACGGGCTAAAGTGACTGACTGGAATGCATTTACAGCTGTATTGGAAGGCAGATGATGAAGTTTATAGTCTAGGTATGGAAGTGCTACTCCTGCTATTAAATAAGCTGGGAGAACTCGCTTACTTAGCAGTTCATTAATTATTCCCCTGCCATTCTTTTCCAGGAATGGTATATGGAGTATTTTGTTATAGCTTCCGGCCTTAACTCCTATTCCAAATTCAGCGAATAGGTTCTGTTGGGGTCGTTCGACTAACCCAAAAGCTATTCTATGGAACTTAGTAATGAAGTTAGAGAAAGGCTTCCCATCTCTTTCAGCTAGGACTGGAAGCATGGAGATAGATCTATAACCTACCTCTCCTTCTTGTCCTACTAATCCCTGTACCTTAAATGAGGTACCAAGTCCTTTTGGCTTTTGGCCGCTCCTTAAAGCTTGGAAGTTGGACCAAAGATCTTTAAGTGGATTATCTGTATGTACAAACTCATATGGTTCGGTAGATATGGGTGCACCATACCTAACCGAAGAAGTTCCTAACCTTCCTTCTTTGTAGAACTTAACCTTTACTGAGGGATCTGTAGATAAACTTAGATAGCCAGTTTTGTCTAACTTATTGAATGTCAACCCACCGGCTTGGGCTAAATTGACATCTGTACCAATAAGTCTTTTTAAATGTTCAGCTAACGGAGTTGTATGGCTATTTACAAATAAGTTTTCATGAGGAATATGGACACTGCTGACTATATGAGCAGATGCCATTTCTGACAAGCTAGCGGTCTTAAATATAAAACCAGGAGACTTATTTTCTAGGTTCTCTGTGAAGTTATATAAATTCTTAGCATAAGTAGGACTATAGTTTAGTAGGCTTTTATGAGCAAAAGAAACCGCCCCTACCACCGAAGCAGTTGCAGCCCCTACAGCTATAGGACTAACATTTGCATCATCTGGATTGAGACGGTTATTATTAAACATTTAAGGCCTATTTAAGTAGTATTGTTTCTCTCTGAATGCCTCTTTTTAGCCAGTTCCTGGGGCGATAATCTCATGTTCAGTGGCCTCTCTTTAGGTATTTGTTTGGGCGCTGGAGGAGGAGCAGGATTCAATACTTCTCCTACTATAACTTCTGCTTGTGCTACTCTCATAAAAAACTTACTTGGGGTCCAGCTTTTTACCTCTTCTATCTTATAGTCAAATACATTACATACCATGGCTTGGGCGCTTAAAAGATAATCACTCTTTACAGCATTTCTAGCATCGTTTAATATCTCTATAAGACATTTAGCATTACCACTAAATGGGTTATGAGATACTTGTTGGTTGGCTATAAAATAACCAGCCCCCGCTGTCAATGTTTCTCTAGCTGGGCCGTCTAGAACACATGTATCGAGTATAGCAACAGAGATCTCAGGAGGTATATCAGATAACTCCCTAGTCCCACATATATCTTCGTACTCTTGCCAAGTGAGGTCTCTCCATGATAGAGAGACCCCCGATGGCCATGTAGCTCTATAGCTTGCCATGTAACTCTATGAAAATAAAGGAGTTAATTACAAATCGCTCGAAAGAACTTCAAAGGCTGTAGGATCGACGTAGTCACTCATCCATGCAATAAAGTTAAAGATGGTTGAACTAAGTCCAGCAGATCCAGCTTTAAGTTCTTCAGCAGTTAGTTTATTGGATGCAGTAGCGTTAGTCCAAACAGTACACTTTGCTGATACTAGAACTTCTAATTCAGCGGATTTCTGTTCTGGCTCGAGGTTCTTTGCTAATTGTCGGGACAAAGATGCTAGTTCTAAATGACCCACTGCCCTAAGAATAAACAGGCGTTTACCTCCATCTGGGGTGAATACCTTAAGTCTTCCATTAGGAGTCTGTACCTTTAATGCTAGGATGGCATCTTTATTTGGCCCACCAGCCTTTTCAATTAAAGTATAAGGATCTAGTAATTCTTCTTTTGCTTGTTCTACTTCTGCTACTTGTTCTTGGATTTCTTCACTCATATTAATGTAATCTCCGGGTTAACGTAATCTTCTTGCAATAAACGAATAGCCATCGCTTAGTGTATTTCCTGAAGTATCAATTACTTGGTCGTTCGCTATTAATTGACAATTCTCTAAAACTCTTTTAACGGTTCTACCCGCTCCTTCTAATTGTACCACTAAATCAAACGCAATACCTTGATATAATGCATTAGAAAATCCTTCTGTTATGTCCGGGAAAATAGATACTGCATTAGTAGCATAGTTTTGTGCCGTGCTTAAACTAACATTTGAGTTGCTTAAACTCTTAGTTATAGCTGCTTTTACTACTGTTATTTGAGACTGATTAGATGCTACTGTGGCCCCGGCACCTGTAGTAGGAAGTCCTTGTTGTTGAGTCTGAAGTTGATTCAAGGTATAAACAAGGTTATTTAGAGTCATCTGATCCCCACCTGGATCTGATAATACTAAATTCTGATAGGCCTGTAATACAGTATATAAGTATCCCTCACTTACGAAGTTTAGACCTAACTGACCTTGTACTATAGACTTTCCCTGGGCTGTAGCATCATAATATCTGGATCTATATCCATAGATAGGAATCTTATTGTCTTGGAGGGTATACTGTACAAATATGTTTTCATCAATGAAAACATTACCTATGTATAGCCTTGCATCTTGGCAAGTGAAGTACTTACCGAATTGACCATTAGCAGCTGTAAATACCTCTGCATCTGTAGGAGGTACTAATATCTGGGGTTGAACAGCATGTGCTTGGGATTGAAACTGACCAGAAGATATTGGGGTGGGGGAAACTCCTACTGTGCTAGTATCTTGCTGTGATGTAGCCTGAGCATAAACTGAAGTACTAGATGTAGCATCTATAGTAGAGTTATGAAGAACTTCCCCAGTAGAAGGGTTAGTTATCTGTAAATTGTAGGATCCAGAAGGTACTGAAGTAGAAAATGTGGAGGAAGTAATAGCCCCAGTAATTGGAGTTCCCCCTCCTACTGGAGCTAGTTGATAGGTATTAGTCCCTGCAGAATTTGTAGTTATATTTACTGTGGACATTATTAACCTAGTTTACAAGAGGTATTAGGTCGTTAAGGGGAGGGGAAGCCATTAGATCCATAGGTGTCTTTTCTCCCCCGCCGGTTATATTCTGAAGCCTCTGAAGATATATTTGAGAAGTATCTAGAGGTAGAAGGGGAGTAAAATCATATGCCATCCAAGAAATGGTTCTCTCTGTTAGAAGATCTTGTACTGAATAAACCGTCCCGTCGTTAAGGAACTCTACTCCTATTATAGTCCTTGCAGAGGCATATCCTTCCTCATTTGCAAAGACCATAGTTATATTAAATGGAGGCAATTGATCTGTTTTTGTTACCTGGGAATCTTTTGATTTATCAGTTACTGTAACTGATTGTAAGAACGTAGCTAGAGCATCTATACCCATCTCAGTTAAAATCATGGTCCCAGCGATGCTCCTGGTACTACGACTATAGCCCTTAGGATTAGTATAACCTAGGGCTCTTACTGTACTTTTCATACGGTAAGAAGTAACCGATATTGTGTGGCATTCTACTAATTGCTGGAATTGGTTTGGTTTGCCTACTGGAGTACAATCTATTAAGAGCTTTAAATCAGAACCTGTAAAGGTAGTAGAAGCGGTATTTACTCTAGTTCTAATATTAGAGTTGCCAAAGAAGTTTATGAACGGAGCTGGTCCAGTAGCAGCAGTATAACTATCCATGTAACCACTGGAAGTTGGAACGATGGCTCCGCCGCCTATTAAACCATTTAATTGAGATAGGGTTGTAGCTGGAACAAGGTTAGCCGTATTTGCTGCCGTGGAGGCTTGAGTATTTCCTGGATTTGGTGCTGGAGGTGTTGGACCGACTCCTATAGAGTCAGTTGGGGAGATAATTCCTGCCCAGTCTGTAGATTCTGCTGAAAACCCAGAAGAGGGGAATAAACCAAAGGATGTATTTGATTGATCGTCTGACATTTCTATATTTTCTAGTATAAAGACAAAGAGGCCTCTAGTTGGCTAGAGGCCTCTTTTAGATAGTAAGTTAGGCAGAGAAGTCAGCCCCACCAACTCCAGAAGCAAACGGACTTTGTACTGCAGCCCAAGGTTCTACTAGTCGCGCTACAAAAGTTGCACTTGATTCGGACACTGCATCCTCAATCGAGGATCCAGTTGCTTCGTTGAGAATTTCTACACCAAAGATTCTCATTGCAGAAGCTGCCCCCATTTCATTGGTCGCAGCTAAAGTAATGTCGAAGGGAAGAATCTGGTCGGCGTACCAAGGAGAAGCAAGCTCTTTAAGGCTAGATACTCCAGTAACAACTATCTGATCTAACTGGTCAATAGTAGCAGTAGCAGGGGGACCGAAGTCTCTTACTAAACTTGAATTGAAAATAGCTGTCTGGTTTAGTAGAGAGGACGCTGTATTCACATACTCTGGACGAACATCGTCTTTCCAAGCTACAAATTGTCCAGCGCTCTGGTAAATTACATCAAGTAAGGAATGCCTGTCAAAGTTTACCCACACCAGACTTCCACCAACCCCTCTCTTATTTCTAGAGAAGGATCTAGGATCTGGGCTACCAAGACAATAAATGGGTGCCTTTTCTCGTGTTACAGTATAGCTTACTGCCTGGAGATTGGCAAACTCCAACTGCCCAATACAGGCTTTGATGTCTGCGCCCGACATTGAGTTATAAGATTGTGTTGCAGAAGACTCTAAAGCGCCACCTTGAGCCGGTGATATTGTGTTAGGCATAGTTTTCCTAATTGGAGATTTTATTTCTAGTTCGGGCTTACGTTAGCCTCTAAATAATGGGTCGGAATATTTTGGTTACTCCGACCCACCAATCTTGTGTAATGTTAAGTAGCAGAGCTCTGTGAAATTCCAACAGTTACATTCAGTTGGACCAGTTCGTTTGCAGGGACAAAGCTAATATTGACACTTGCATGTCCAAGACGGATGTCTGCTTGAGTTGTTGTAACAGTAAAGCTATATGAAGATATATAGCCTCTCTGTTGTAGAACAAGGTATTTGTTTGTCAGGGCGGTCTTCAGAGCAGAAAGACTTAGGAGATCTGTACTAGCATATCCAATAAATCCATCCGCTACTTGACGCGTGGTCTCTACAACAAGTCCCTTGATATCCTGCCGCAAAAGGTTAATGTAATCACTATTAGGATTGGCTATCGTTTCCCCGTGTAGCAAAGCGGGAAGACTATTGTTTCCCTTGAATCTGAGAACATTTATACCAACCTCAGTTAATGAATCCATCTGTGCATTGTTTGGCTTCCACAGCTGAATTACGGAAATAGGCTTGTTAGTTAGAGCTACCTTCTGATCTAGAGTAGAATGGAATCCTGCTACCAGCCCAGCGAGGTTAGTCACATAATTCTGTAGGTATCCATTGGACACAACAGCGTAATCTCCAACAACGTGTATATAGGCACCGATGTCTACTGGGTTATTGTTAGTGTCGTAGTTTATAGATCCATCATACAGATCATTGTTAGTAGAAAATACTCCTGGATCTCTGTAGCCTTTAGCATAATCAGTACATAGGAAGTTCAAACTCGTTGCATTGCAGCCGGCAAGAATAGGAATTCCTAGCAAACCCTTCCCAGATATATCTACTTCTTCAGTATTAATTAGATCAAAAGTAGGTAGATATCCTACCCAATTTCTTGTATCTACTAGACCAAAACTCTTAGGTCCACTAGTTCCAATGAATCCTATTACGGTACCATTAAGACCAACAACTTCCTGATCGTAGCAGTAATTACCTATAAGATTGACATAATTCGTTTCGTAGAATCCAGCAGCGATACGAGCTGCAGCAGTGACAGCTGTCATTGCCGTTACTGTCGCGCCTGTTGAGTCGGTGGTCTCCGAAGCCCACTGGTAAATGTTGCCACCTTCTCCATCGGATGTAATTTTTAGCCAGTCAAGAGCATTAGCATTCGTTGATGGGTTGTTTACTGCGGTTGCAGGAGTACCACTTACATAGTAAGCCACATTAGGTTGATCCAAGACAGCATCTGGACAGAATATTTGATCTACTGGATAGATTGAAAGTAGATCTAATGCTTCTGCTATGGCTATATATGTCTGACGTCCTGTCAAAGACAGTCCGGTAACAGGAGGAGTTAAGGTTACGTGAACGGCACCCCCAGAAGTTGGTACTGCAGCGGCAGCTGCAATTGTAATAGCTCCACTAAGCGAACCTGTGGCACCAGTACCGAAGAGGAGTCCTGTATTTCCTGCTACTGTCCCAGTTATAGAGATGTTACCCGAATCTACTACTACATTATTGGCTGAGTCGTTAGCATATACTAGTTGGCCGCTCAGCCATACGTAAAGTACTCCATTAGCATACCAGATAGAATAATCTGTAGTTGTAGTAGAGGATACTTCACTGAATGTGATAGTAAATCCAGGAGTGGGGGATCCACCCGTCTCTACTCCTACTCCGGTTAATGTTGCAGGAGTAGTTCCAGCGCGGAATAGAACTATATTATCGTTGCCAGCGCTGGCACACTCTTCCATACCACGAATAAGAGAACCGCTAAGTCCGAATACAGTAGCAGCAGTAGCCCTACTTGTTACAGAGTAAGGTTCATTAGCTGGCCCAGTTCCAGCTGTACCGACAATTAAAGTCAACTTAGTTGAAGGTGTAACTGTTGCTACCATTCCACCGTCTAGTGTGTTTATCTGGGTGCCTGGCAGGTAATTATAGGTTGGCATTAATTATCTCCTAAATCTATTTATTAGATGTTAACTCGATTTGGTCTACTTGATTACCAATACCGTAAGTCACACTAACATTTGTTAAAGATCTTGATTGCGTTGTTAACATTCTATTTAATCTGAACTCATATGTAAGCCGGCGTTTGTAAATTTCTTGACCCTCATTGTGGTCTACATCTTCATCCGCTCTTTCTATGAATACAAAATTCTCGATGCCTCTTGCTGCAAAATACTTATTAATAAATGCATACTTCATTAGAAATATGTGAAACCATTCTGTCATATTATTAGCGTTGGCATTATTCCTGGACCAAATTGTAAACTCCGGTCTTACTATTTCCCACCAGCCATAAACTTGTTCTTTATAATCAGGACCTAACGTTGGACTAGGCTTTGATTCTCTTAAGGCTGGTCTTTTCGGAGGTCCTCCTAAATTCGTATTGGGTGCTGGAACGGCCGATTTAACTCTAAACGTAATGATATCAAATGTTTCGTCTTGCTTTGTTAATCTCTCTCTTGGAAATTCTTCTATAAACTCCGGATTTATATTCTCTGGCTGCCCTTCTGTTTGTATATATAAAGCTAAAGCCCCTTGAAGCATGTGGAAAAATCCACCAATATCTACTGCTGGAAGCGGTGTTCTAGATAAAGGTAATGGATGTACTAAATTACGACTTTGTCTAGGCTGCATGATTTTCCTATTCTATTACTTAGATAGTATGTACTAATGTGGTTGTCGTGCTCTGTTTAGCTAAATTATTTACTTTTGTTAGAAATTTTCTTTAGCAAGGCTGAGCTCGCACCCCTCGATCCTTCCAAAATCCCCGTGTAAAGGAGTAACGTTTAGAACCCTATACTTAGAAACTCTAGTAATAGGATAGTACAATCCACCTTCCGAATTAACCTTTAAATCATAAATCTTATCTGGAGCTTTCTTATCCCCAGAACTATATATATCATAATCTGGATAAACTGTATACTCACAGTATCCCGTAGCTCTATTTGGATCGTCATAACCCATGCCCATTTGTGGGTACTGCCCCGAAGATAGGTAGCCAGGTTTATAGATTGGAGCCACCCCCATAGCTATATACATAGTTTCCTGGGTCTCATAGAAGGAGTATCCTTCTCCACTACAGTAGGGGCAGGTTGCTATTGGGCCTCCGGTAGCCCCATCCCAACATGGACAAAAGTTATTAGTTAGCTTTCTTAGAATGACAGGTCTCCCCTGAGCTACTATATCTATACGGCCGTATAGTAAAGCCTGTAACTCCTCCCTAAGATCTATAGCACTCATTGGCTTATAGAAGTCCACTACAAACCGCCTCCGGCTCGTAATCCATAACCCGAACTTGAGCCTGTCTCACCAAATACTGTTGTCAAAGGATACATTCCTTGGTATATACCAGATCTCCAGTTTATAATTGGAGGTGAGCACCACACTCTATTAAAGTAGGAGGTAGGCTTTCCTCGGCCGCCAGTTACTGAACCATAATCTGGACCTTTTGCATTAGCACCTATACCAGTAGTAGACCATCCTCTAGAAGGTGACTTTTCTGTCCAGTCCCTTACTCCTTTTGCTCCGAATCCTGGACTTGGGTGTCCACCAGGAAGGGTCCTTGCTCTACTTACTAAACTTACTGCGTAAATATCTATATCTTTTTGGAGCTGGGCCAACTTAGTTTGTACCGACTCTCCTTCCCCTCCCCTCTGTCTGGTTACAGAGAAGTTAGCCAATACATGAGATCCTGGAGTACCTACTAATCCTATTATATTCAATATTAGGTTTCTAGCAGCTTTTGCTATAACCCATTGAGTACGAGAATTGGTCCATCTTATTTGTTCCGGATCATTGGGTGGAAGTCCTAAATAATAAGGAGTTATTAAATCAGCCTCTTGGCTAATATTGTATATCTCACAAGCTGTAGTTAAGTCAGAGGTATTTCTAAGAAAGTAACCTCCACTCAACTTAACCTGACCTACCCCAGCATAAAATGGAGTAAGTGTACTTACTATATCCACAGTAGCATTTTCCATTAAGGTAGCCCCATTTTCTAGAGCAAGACCCCTTGGAAGACATATATGCAAAACTAAATTATCACTCGCTGCCATTAGATCACCATGTTAGATGCTAATACATTACTCAACCCATTAGCTAGGGTTGACCTAAGCTCAACTTTATTTATTTGTCCTATTTCTTGGCAGAGTATGGAAAGCTCCTCTATCTTTTCTGAAAATGCCTTTTCTTTAATCACAAGACTGGACATGAGATCTTCTGGGACTTCTTCTAATTCATATGCTCTGGAGTGCATTCTGCCTCTTTATGCTAGTTATGTTTTAAAGCATCAATAAGCTGTTCAATGACTCTCTGAAACCCAGTCATTAAATTAAGCTGGTTCGCAGACAGTGCTCTCAAATCCTGTAGCAATGTGTTACCTATATTTTTAATCTCACGAGAATCTTCGGCTAGATTTTCTTTCATACTTGATGAAATTGCTTCGCTAGACATTAATGCTCCGAGACGATCGACTATAGTCTTTTGATTTTCTTTTATTTCGTTCAATGAGGCTATAATAGCACTATACTGTTGATCTTCTAACCTTGTTTGGGCAGGACCTACTTTATCCTGCGCGCGCTCTCTTATAAACTGTCTAACGTATAGGCCCATACATACTAGAGCGGCAGTAGTAGCTACTCCATCTTTAGACATAGAGGTAATTATGTCAGAACTTAGGCCGGCAATCATATTATTAATCCTTTAACTCTATTACGAAGGGATTTTAGTCGTTGTTGTAGATGTCTCCGAAAGTTGGAAAGTAGCTAAAGTACTGCCATCTGCTACTCTTCTAATCGTCATTACTCTTGGATTCTGCGTTCTGTCTATAACTATAGCTCCTAGATTGCAATCATGTATGTCAGTTATAAGTCCTTGTAATACAGTTATTAGAGAAGTGGATACTGGATCTACTGGTAAGTTATTAGTTTTTGCTTGAATAGATAAAACTACAGAAGAATTATTTGGGTTAATTGTGGCCAAGTCTGTTAAGTGTGCTACTGTAGAATCTTTTGCTACCGTAATATCTTTAGCTACTGTTGAATTCAAAGCTACTTGTCCTGATATATAGGTATCTCCTAATCTTATGCGATCTAAGTATCTACCTGTAACTACAATTGTATCAGCTACATATGATACTACTGCAAAGTAATCCCCATATGCCTGGGCCGAGGAAGTAACCCAAGTATAGGTATATACTAGTACACTTCCTGCAACTAGAGTCATTGTTGCTGGGGTCCCTAGTACAGAGGACCCAGTAGTCGCATTAACTATTTGAATAGTTGGAATCGTACCAACAGATGGGGTTGTACCATCCGTATGAGTAAGAGATAAAATGAAGTTGTATGAATCCCCAGGATATACTGACATTATTATTCTACCTTTCTTTTATTTAACTGTTGGATCAACTGGAGGATCAGTTTTATCTTTTGGTTCCTTAGGGGATCCAGAGTTTAGAGCCAGTGCTAGTGCAGTATTCCAACCAATGAATCCACCCTTGAGCACGTCTCGTAGCTCTGGGCTTCCGTGGCTAGATTGAAATACATAAATCATTGCTCCCAAGAATACAAATTCTAAAACTGCAATAAGTACTATTGTTCCTTGAGGAGAAGCTATACTAGGAAATTTAATATTAAGCATAGTTAACTATCCTTTCCGATAAAAATTTGATACTGTGAAACTAAAGTTTCTAAAGACTTCCCACCAGGTTGATTATAATCATCACCTGGAAAACTGGCCCATATACGAGAGCAAGCCATAAGAGCTGATGAAACATTTCCCTGCTCAATTAAATGTATGGAATTGCACTCTGATATTTGTTCTATAGCGACTGCATCCTGTGATGCGGGGGAAAAGTCCGGTAAGTGTAGCTGAGTCTTGTATACTTCGAAATAGTGAGCGAGAACCTGATAACGCCCAGAGGCTGTAGAAACAAGCAATGGGTTAGTACGAACAGTTACAGCTCCTCCGTGGGCAAATGGGTGATCACTATAATTGGTGAAAATAGAAGGCCCATGTATTCCTGAGACAATTACATCATAGCCATTATTCTTGGTAATAGGACTAGTACTTGTGCCCTCTGAAAAAGCAATCAAATCGAGGAATGCTCTTAATTTATTATCTATTGTAATTGACATTTTATGCCGGCCACCCAGAGATTGTTATTGTAATTGTGTCAGTTGCTACAGTTGCACTAGTCGTTAACCCAGTGGGTATAGTTACTGAGGGATCTCCTAATATAGAACTTACACTCAATAGTAGGTCTTCCATGTTAAATGATTCAGTATCTATGTTATCTGGAAAAACTAACCGTATTGTTTGAGTTAAATCAGACCCATTAGGATTAGGAAACATTCTAGGGATTATCGCTACGCTTCTTAAATCTAATGCTGTATTTGTTGGTACTAAAGGAGATGTTTGAGGAGGAGTGGCTAAGTTTAATGTTCCTGTAGTAAAAGTCCATGTGTAATTAGTAGCTAAAGGAGTATTGTCCGCCGCCAGTACTGGATTTGATACTAAATGTGCGCTTGCCCCTATAATTATTACAGTATATGTAGTATTGGGAACTAAGACTTCTTTTGGACTAAAAGTTACTACTGTTACTCCAGTAGTATCTTTAAAACTAAACTTTCCAAGTACATTCTTTTTGCCGGAAATTGGAGAAGGATTTTGTGCTATCTCCTCTGTAGGAGTTATAATCATTGTTCCAACAGGAGATATTAAAGCAAAGTTGGATTGATTAATACTAGAGTGATTCATTAACTCACTAAAAGTAACTACTACAGGAGTACCTAATATAACCCCGGTAGAAGACACGTCCGGAGATACTGATGTTATTGTAGGAACTGCCATGTTACCTCTTCAAGCTTTCTAGTTTATTCGCCAACTCGTTCAGCAATATATCGGACCCTGCTGCAGTAACTCTATTAGCAAGTAGTGGACTTGGTTTATCAGAAAGTTTAGCTGTATCCAATATTAATACTCCACTCTTAGCTATCATATCTTCAAATTCGTTTTGTTCAGCCTTATCTTTTGGTATGGCTATCATCATACCACCATTCTTGTCTACTGTTATAAATGCAGTCTCACCAGTATCCGAGAACTTTGGTTTCGATTGATTAGCGCCCCCTAAATTAAGTCCGTTGGTATTCTGATCTGTTACGTCTATTAATTTCCCTTCTGCCATGGCTCTTTTTATAGAGGCCTGTTGACTTTCCGAAGTCACCATAGCGATAGGTCTATTATAGTTTACCGAAAATCCCCCACATGTAAATACTTTGGTTGTACGAGTATTCAGTGAAAGGAGTCTTCCTACTAATCCGTAATTTTCGTAGGTTGCTTTTGCCATTTATTATTACCTCTTATGGGTCTCTTTTAAAAATACTAAAGGCGAAGACGATATGGTAGCCGTCCCCGCCTTTAAGGTAGTATGCAACTTTAAGTTTTAGTTTATACAGCCAGAGGATTGGCTGGGGCCACAGTACTGGAACCAAAGTTCTGTACTCCATCCAGTGTCTGGTATAGAGAACCAGCTTCATTGATGTTCATGTAGCTGCGGGTAGGTGTAATGAACTCGTTCGGACGAATTGCAATATTCTTTGCTACGCCGATTGCCAATCCTTCATTCAGAATGCCGAATCCATAAGACTCTTCGATTCCAAGCTCCATAATCTGGTAGCGCAGGTCTTCGAAGTTCTTTACGTGTGCATCTTCCTTAACGATTAGTGCGCCCAAGTTACTAGAGTTGAACATAATTATGTTACAAAGTCTATTAATTGGGTCAAAGCTCATGAAGGGAGATACAAGGATCTTGAAAGGAAGTCCTAGGTAGTTAGGCAGTACGGGAGCAGAGGTCTGTCTTTGTGGCAGTCCACCAACGTTACCGTTTTCACTAGAAGGTTGTAGAACTCCGTTAACATAAGTACCAGACTGACCTTGGCTAAGCCCTAATCCCTGGTTATTCCAGAAAGGATTACCAAGAACAGCAGCGTTGCCTGTGAAGTTAGCGAAGAACGACCCACCACCAGCCTGCATCGCAAACTCTCGGAGGACAGGATCTTTAACCCACATCAGCCACGCCATAGGATGTACAAGCATTGTGTCAGGAATGTAGCCGTCCATCAAAAGCTGGGCGTACATATCGAACACATCGTCTACAGTCATAGAACCATTGAATTGTCCTAGAACGTTACGACCAGTGGTAATACCTTTAGAGGGCTGCTCGGTAGAGTTATATGCTCTTCCCGTAGTAGAGTTGTCAAAGACAACTTGTCCTAGGTTAGTAATGAAATTGAAGATATACTCTTCTTTGTGACGAGCCAGAGCATTACCGGCCATACGTAGCCACATGTTTAGCCATGGATAAGCCGACTCTTCGATGAACTTATTGTCAATCTTAAGCATCAAACCATGACGCTTAACATTCATACCATAAGTTGCGGCTCCGCCAACGTTGATAGAACGAATAGGCAGACCCATTCCGTCTCCAACCTCGGCAGCGATTAAGGGTTCCACAAACGGGAAGACAGTCTGCATACCAGGGACGTAATCAATCTTCTGCAATAGATTGGTGCCGATAAGCAGAGGCTCGATTCCTTCCTGGATTACTTGTGTCATAACCCTGGGGATCATAAAGGCAGCATTCTGGATCTCAAGAGCGTCCTTGATGGTAATGTGCTTTTTTACCTCTGGGTCGAAACCATTTGCACGGATAATACTATCGAAGCGCCGATAACTGGCGATTTCCGAATCCGTCATTTGCATTGTTGTTGGCATGATTACGTGCCCTCCTAGGGCGTTTAAGGATCCTCTTATTACTGATGCTGGATCTTTATAATATTTATTACTTTACTACTTTTTATTACTTTGTTGCTGGTATAAACTCTATTGTTACTTCTATTAGTTGCCCACAGCGCTCACATTTTAATGAACCAGCTATTTGGCCTAACGAATTCTTTTTAACTATCAATTTATTACAAGATAACTCAGGCTGCTTTACTCTTGGACCTTGACACCTAAGTCCTGATGGAGTAATTGTTGCTTTGCCATTGACTATAAAAGTCTGATGTTTAGTTTGTGTCTGAGTCATTACTAGGACTTCTCTTGTCTTAAGATTTAGGACTTAGCAGGTTTGATCCCTGCTAAGTCCTTTAGAATCAATTAGAAGCTGCGGAATGCCACCGATATAAACGTGCTGTATTCTGGACGAAGTGTAGTACCAGCCAAATAAGCTGTGTTGAAGATGGCATCAGTAGTGAGGTTGATTATGAAATCAATACCACTAGTTGCAGAACCACCCATCATTAAGCTGGCCGGATTTGGATCCTTGATGGGTCCTACCAGTCTATTTGGGTTATACAGAGTACGTACACGGTTTACATAATCCTGAATTGGATATGTATTTTGTACGCCGAGAATTATTCCTACGACTTCTGTTGGATCGTTTACGGCCGAATCGTAAACTGCAAAGTTACCAGCAGAGAAACCACGAGCTGCTACAACTCTTGCTCCAGGAGCAATTGCTGTCGCACCACTTCCCACTGGACTTGCGCCGGTTAGGGCTGCTTCTCCAATAAAGTGAGTAAACGAACGACCATAGTTTGACTGGGTGTACTGGGTAAGACCGTCTGTAGTAGCCAAAGACTGCAAGGTATTCTCAGCAACTCCGATCCAAGGCAGACGGAGTACCATTTCTGTCGAAACAGCAGTTCCCATCTCATGCATGTAGTTGAGTACTTTGTACTTCAGAGGAGTTACGCCATCCAAAGTGAACTTGATTCCACCCGAGTTGCTAATTACATTTACTCCACCAATGTACTGGAATACCTGTCGGATAGTAACACCGATTGGACGCACAACGCCCTGTGGGAACAGAGTACATGCCTTTGCAGCTGTAATGTCATTAGAAGTTACACTATAAGTAGTCCCATCTGGGAATGTAACTACATCACCACCAACACCACCTGAACCAGCTGTAGCATCTGAAGGACAAGCTAGTACTGCTACTTCACCTGGGGCCGCTACTGTATTACCAGTAATAGCATTGTAAGCAAACCCAACATCAGGAGAGCTATACTTCAGTGCGCAGTACAGGCCGCCGCCGCTCTTTGTTGATTGGGATCCGCAGAATAAACCCGCAGGAACGATAGCGCCGTTTGAGTCCAGCCCAACTGCTTCCTGAGAAGTCAGTACGACCGAAGCCAGAACAGGGTGTGCCTGATCCTGACGTTTCGTAGGAAGGTAAGGTGCCGGATAGGGAATACTTAGATAGGGACGTAGAGTCTCTGTGAATTCCAGATCTGGAACGACGTGACCCATACGATCACGACCGAATACATTACCAGTAAAATTATTGTTAAGATCAAAACCTGCCATTTAAGTCTCCGTTATTAAGCTTTCAACTTAGCTTTTTCATAAGCATCTGTTAGAAGAGCTATCGTCCTTTCTTGACGATATAGGTATTCAGGGGCAACTACCACATTCTTAGTATCAGTCATAGCTGTTTGCGTGGTGGATTCTGGTGCTCCAATAGAAGCGTTATCACTTACCTGATGACCAACCTCTAGGGTACTATCTTCAGGTGTCTCTATAAACTTAGCCTCTGCTAAAATATCGTTCACAGTATCTTTTAAATACTCAACATGTCTCTTAGCTAAACTACGTACTTTTTCTTTACGGGCTTCTGCGTCTAGGTCTACATAACCTTCTTGACCTTTAGTAATCTTGTCTACTACTATCTGTGTGGCCAGAGATTTCTTATAAACGTCCAGAAGACTCTTATTAATATCTTTCTGTCCGTCTAAAGATTTCTTTATAGTAGCTGCTTCATCAGATAAAGTATTTAAGGTGTCTTCCTTATCTCCCAATTCTTGTTTGGTAATTGTAAGCATGTCTTTTTCAGCTAATGCTTTAGACATATATGACACATAGTCATCTGCGTACCAATCCTGAGACATAGCAGAGAGCATGCTTCTCATATCGCTCTTCAATTCTGGCTCTGATTTATCATAGGCTTTATCTAAGGAAGTGAATAATACCAATACTTCCTTTCCTGTATCTTTAAACTTTTCTCCTGCAAACCCTGTTATCTTGTCGCTTACGCTAGAAATAGTATCTTTTTCACTCCCTACTGCACATTTGAGAGTTTTTGCTTTTCCTGATACACAAGATAGAATTCTTGCTTTAGTATCTGCACTTACCTTTGCTCGGCCGATAAGTCTTCTAGCCGCTGTTACGTGCGCGCAGTCAGGTACTGGGAAACTTCTATTGGGTCCGCAGAAAGTGCCACCTTTTAATTCTTTTCTTTTTGTGGTTGAAAGCTTTGCATCCTCTAGATTAATCCCTTGCTCTTTGGCTACTTCAGCTAGCTCTATTTCCAGTTCTGCATATATTCCTTCTTCATCTTGGAAGAAAGCTTTGTCATCTGGGTCTGTAAGGTCTTCTAGATTCCAACCTACTCCACATACCCCGTCAGGACAGTCGTCGTTAATAGTATCATCAGCATTATCAGTGATAGCCGCTACTACTTCTGGATCTACTGTTTCTACTGCATCAGAAGCCTTGTTAAGATCCTTTTTGCGGATCTGAGCATTCAAAGTAGATACCAAACTGCGCTTTTTAGTCTTTAGCTCATCGGTTTCTGGGTTCCATTCATGTAGGCCAGCTTTCAGACTCGATGCTTGCTCTGCGTCAAGAGTTTCTGACTTAATAGTCACAAGTATGTCATCAAACTTACCTTCACTAATCAATACATCTAAATTATCCATGTTTCCCTCGTGATGAGTAATATCATCTGTGAATAAGCTATCAGAGAATGTTAGATTAGAGTTCCTCTGACTAGCGTTTTGACCTAAGAAGAAGATTTTGTTTAAATTATCCTGCAATACTTCTTTGGATATAACTGAAGCAAATGGATCTGCTGGAAAATTAACGAAACTTACCTCGTCATAAGCCTTTGGTCCACAGATTAAGAATGCAGTCTTGTCTTCGAACTTTTCTCCAGGAGCATGTTCACACCTATCATCTACCGCCCAATCTTGGTGGCATATAGAACAAATAGCCGAATCAGTTGTGAACCCTACAGAGACGGTGAGATACTCGTCTCTTAATACCTTTTCTATGGCTTCTGGATTGCTAATCTTTAAACCTAATTCTATGTAACCTAGTCCAGTATATCCCTTTATGGGGGCCAGATTATCTACTATCCAATCTACACTTTCGAACAACCCTACTTTCTTTCCATCTGTTTTATAAAACAAGGAATCTTTTATTGTTGGGTAGTCGCTAGACCATAAATAGGATTCATCTACGTACTTTGCTTCTATAACTCTTCCTAACACATCACTATTTTCTACATGATTTACAATCACAGGCTTGCGAGCCATGTTGTCAGGCACCCAAGTATGGCACGCTTTCTGTACGCTATCCGGGCGGTAAAATCTCCAATTCCCGTTTACATAAGCGGCATGAGTAGCGCGAGTCTTTACTAAAAGTGATTTACTATCTGTAGATTTCTTAGGGTACCTAACGTCTGATTTGCTTATCGTTAGGTAATCCTTCATGTGTAGCATGGGCATTAGCGTCTCGTTTGCGATGGATCGTATACAAATGGGAGTGGCATAATTCTATTTTGTGGTGGTAGATTAGTCTTCGAAGAGGAAGTCTTTACCAGTTCCGGGTTCTGGATCGCTTCGCCCAGCGGTATCTTCTTGGTGTTCGTTTGAATATTGATTATTGGGAGTGGTTGTGCCATTTATGTCCTCTAATTCTTCTAACTTTTCTAACTTCGATGAAATCACGACAGACAGTATTTCTATGTCGTCTGTCACTGCTACTGCAACTTTAAATGAGTTTATATCTATAATGTCTTCTATACGTGGTTGATTAGTATAGGTCTTATTGTCCTCGAAGGTAATTTCTCCGTTGTTGAATTTAAGAACAGCCAGATCTACCGCACGACTGGAGGCTTCATGCCATGGATCTTTGGTTAGGTCATGAAGATCTTTTGCTATAGTTAACTCGTCTAAGAGTAGTTCATAGAATACCTCACTGTTGCTTTTCGCCTTTGTTGCGGCTGGGTTTCTACCATGCTGATTAGCTGGTCTAGCCCTGTTGCTTGAGGTATTTGCGGCAGGATCTTTTGCTGCAGCCTTAGCAGACGCGGCGGCTTCAGCTAGTTTAATGGCATACTCATTAGCCATGTAACTATGAGTAGTTTTTACATCCTTTGGAGTCAAAGCTGGACGCTGCATTGCATGCCTATACTCTTCCAAGGTCATGGAATCATTAAGCCACTGTTGGATTAAATGGTTCTCTAACTTCAATTTATTATCTATATCTATTTCTTTAAATCTAATATGGGTAGCTTGTAGAGCATTTTGAACGGATAAAGAATAGTTTGCTTCTTGGAACCACTCCTTGAAGAAATGCATTCTCATTAGATCGCAGAACTTTGTTAGGTCAGATTTAATCTGATCCTTTAAATTCTGGGATACGTTATCTGCGGCTGACCTTGTAGCCCCTGTTTCCCCTACATCAAGACTTGATACTCCTAATCCAGATAGTACTCTTTGCTTCAGATGAGCTATTAACTCTTTAGTATCAAGAGCTTGGCCCTCGGCCCCCACAGACTTAACCGCTACTCTTTCGTCTGTAACGAATATACCTTCCTTAGGCATATTCTCAATAGCTGCCTTAATTAAATCTATTTCACTCTGCCCTTCAGAACCATACCAACATGGAGCTTCTTTACTTCCTACCTGTACATGAAACAGAGGAAACAAATAGTTTATAAATAATAACTCTATATTCTCTTCTAACCTTCTTAAAGCAAAGATGTCGTCTTTTACTCCTATAAGTCTTGGGGTACCGTACCAATGGCCGGTTTTTACATCCCACTTTAAATGAATTATATCTTCAATAGGAATATCTTCGAATGGGGCTCCAGTTTCATAGTATCTTCTCCAGAAGATCTGTTGGCCAACCTCGAAGTAAGGCATGATTTGATGTGTAGGTATAAAAGCATATCCTGCTACAGGTATTCTATTCCTATTAGCTTTATTCTTTATTCCTGGGGAGGCCTTTGTATCCCTAATCTTGTATAAAAAACAATTAGAAGTAAGAAGCAGGTTGTATAGAATCTGCTCAAAGAAAGCCTGAATGGGCGTATCCATAACATACTCTAAGGTTGCTAATCTCTTCTTTATATAAGCTACATTCTTCTGATTATTTTCAACATCACTAACTACATCCCAACCATTTCTAAACATAAGAGAAAGTCTACGAGTTATAGCCTGTCTAACATAGATCTCTGTATCATAAATGGCAAAGGCTTCAAGTAAATTATATTCTGGCTTAACTATACCAGTTACACCTTTGTAAACACCTTGATAAGCAGCATTCTTCTCAAGCTGCTTTTTAATATTTGGCTCTGTAGTAGTAGATACATCCTTTACCTGTAGGGCATCTTCCTTTTTTGTTCTAGCTGAAATTGAGGCCACAGACTTTAGAACTGTTCTTGGTCCCAGTGTCTTTATATCTCCATTTAATCTAGACTTTATACCTACTACAGTCTTTGGATTATTTGTCCCATTCTTCGAGTTTAGTACTCTATCCATACGCATAACTAGATCATAGTCTTCCTCTGGATCATTGATCACAGGCTTAGTCGCTGGTTTTGTAGGTTTCTTAATTTGATTTGTGGGTACTTTAGGCACTTTATAACTCCTAGCCTGCTATTGGAGGAACTCCCAATTGAGTCAATCCACCAGTTGCTAATACTGATTGAACATTGGTACTTGGGGGAGGAACCCCCAAAATAGAGGTTGTTATTGAACCAGCTGTTGATACAAAACTAGTACTATTGGAACTTAAACTTACTGTTTGTGTAATACTAGATATTGTATTTAACGGGTTTCCCGAAGGATTTGATGTGTTCATATTTGCTAGAGACGTTGCTATAGTAACTAACTGCTCTGCCGATCTTAAGCTACATAATAGATTAGTATGAGATGTTGTGTTCTCTAAGCTTCTCCCAAGCACCTTTTTGAAGTTTTCTAGAACTTTATTCATCTTAGAAGTTATCTTTATTTGTAACCAGGCTATGGAAGAGGCGATTTCTTTTATACCACTACTCATAGCATTGAGCTCTTTGGCTGCTCCTCCGGAAGCTTTTCCAGACCCTAATCCAGTATTTCCTAACAAATTAGCGCTGGAGTTTCCCATAGATAGAGGAGCTTGTGGATTACTGGTACAACAAGAGTTAGCTTTGCTTAGCCCACCCAATACTGATCCAGATGCAACAGATCCAATAGCAGCATTTGCTTTATTAAATGTGGACATTATTTGTCCAAGACTCCCAGTAATATTTTTAAGTGGAGTCAAAGCTATTTGAGTCAGTTTATCTGCAGTAAATACTATTAAACTAGCATCAGCTACAAGTCTGAGATATACATAATTACATAAGTCTTTATATAAATCTTTAAATACATCCTTATATATTAGGCCTTTGGCTCCGTTTACTAAAGCTACTACCCTTATTAAATCTCCTAGTGGCTGTAAAACTAAAGTGTTAACTACATTAGTAACATCGTCGGCTATGACACCAACTGTAGCCGAAACTTGATATACTCCAGCATAGGCCCCGGAGAAATCATTTACTACCCCATTTAGTGTATCCGATAATCCAGTACTCATATCTATATTGGACATAACTATAGGAGCACTACTATTTGGGGTTGGGGTGGATTGTTGTATTGGGTATGTATGTAGGTTAGTAGCCATGGAAGTAAACATAGCTGCTTGTGTCTTTAGACTACCTAACAACAAAGGAAGTTGGGAACTATAGGTAACGCTATCTGACAGGGAATTTTCTACTGCTGTTATGGTCGTAGATAAAGCACTTGCTTGTACTTGATTTATCTGTGAAGTTGAATCTGTTCCTAGCGCAGCCTGTGTCAACTGAAGATTAATATTAGTATCTAATAAGTTACTATACATAGCTATGGATATAGCTGGTGGAACATTACCATATAATGTATTTAATGCTTGTGCTAATCCTGGATCGCTGGCTGGATTTACTGCTATAGATATATTACCTGATATTAGTTCGATAATATTTTGAAGATATGCACTAGTTTCTGCCAAATTTAATAATTTGGTTATTAAAGCACTTGATAAACTATTTTCTTTAGTAACTGAAGATGTAGAACTATATATAGTAGTAGGTCCAGTTACAGACGAGGCTGGATGAACAGGTATATCACTACTTACTGTTGGGGGAGGATTATATATAAATGTAAATGGGTTAAAATTCACTAGTCATCCTATCCAACTGCTTCTGAAATATCATTACTATCGTCTACAGAGGATACTGAAAATACTTTACCAAATCCAGGAAGCTGAGCAAATAAATCTCCTACTTGACCAAGATTAGGATCTATATACATTTCCTTTTGTATATTAGAGTTCAATGGAACTATGGCTTGTATTGTAGACCACGGCCCGGCTAAGTAGATTGGATTTGCAGCAGAGTACATAGACATTTGAGTATAGAAGTCTTGAAGCCCATGAAAGTCCTTACATATATATGGTAGCATAGCATTATAAGCTAATTGTTGCTGAAATGCCCACGTCTGCAATTTAGACATAACAGTAATAACTAATGGTATATCATAAGAAGCTAGATAAGTAACGGCTGCCAAATCTGTGTTTACATTCCCCATCTCTTCCCTCTTGGTTTATCACTCTTAAATATAGATGTTCTAGAATATGAAGGAACATTAGCTCTTGGATTAGCGGCGATAGTGGCTCCGCCCCTGGTTAGGTATAGAATCCTATATTCATCCTGAGCCTCTGATTTAGGCATTCTTCTAGCTATACCAGATGCTACCTTCTTCTCTTCTAATACCTCAGGAGCAGATTTTGGAGTTGCGCTGGGAGTTAAAGCAACACCCCATGACCCGGCATGAGAAATAGTAGCAAGGTGCCTTCTATAAGAATCCGGAGTGGCGTACAGACCATGAGTCATCTCTACGGCTAAAAGAGCTAGCATAAAAGCATCAAGATCATGATCTCCTACTCCGCCTTCTGTGGTGTAAGTGTTAGCAAATCCATCCTGTGAGTAATTCTTTACCCTATATCCCCTTAATTGGGAATCTAGGACTGTATCATCATCCGAAAATTTTATAGTCTGAAGCTCAAAGCGCATGACTGCGCCCTCAACCATAAACGGTTTAGTACGTCTTTTTACTTCTTCTTTTTCTATATATCTACTGCCTGATTTAGCTCTAGAAGATATTATATTGTTAAATTCTAGATTGGCCCCGAAATCTATACTTACAACATTGACTAGTCTTTTGGTATCTGGGTCATTTGAATTCAGCCCTATAAGTTTAAGATCATCTAACTGAGTTGCCCCATATCCATGATCTATAAAGACTTTAGTACAATGCCATAGGGAGTTATATCTTACTACCGCATTTATAGAATCTTGGTTAGTAAATCCTTTAAAATCTACAGTATGCTTGGCTACACAACGAGTTATCTTAGTAACTGGATCATATTCTACAATTCTAATGCGGGTACCTGTGCCTTCTCCATTCCAGTCTATCCCCATGAAGTATTCTTTTGAACCATCATATACACAAGTAGCATAACCTCTTAATTTTTCTCTAAAAGGATCTGAATATCTAACTTTAGCTTGGTCTATAAAAATATTCTTGAATACACCCTGGGAAGGATCTCCGAATTCAGCCAGATATTCATGACGATATCTATCTTCAGTAAGAGCTTCTGTCCGACAGTTTACTTCCATTTCATCATCCCAATCTGGATGAACAGAAATTGGATAATAGAATTCTCTGTACCTATCATCCTGGGTGCACATGTGCCAGAACTTAGATCTATCTCCAGTTGGAGTAGAGGATCCATGGAATTCTGAATTCTTATAACGTGTAAGAAGGGGTGATATGGCCCCCCAATCTTCTTCCACAAGATAGTCTTGCTCGTCTATCCTAACCCTTCTGGGAGATTGACTTCTTATAGAGGAGGCTTTTCTGCCGGAGGAAGAACCAGCAGTGAATACTCTTATTTCTGCCTCATTCTTAAATACTATTTTTCTGAATGGGTTTTGCTTCTTGTCAGCTATAGATCCTTGCAAACCTGTAGAAGTATCAATAAGTTCTATAATTCCGTTATACCAACCATCTGATTGGGAGTCTGCTGGACAGATAATTAAATCATCATAATTCTTTGTGGTAAAGACTTTATGTATTTCTTCTATCTTGGCAATTGTGGTTTTTCCCAAACCACGTCCTAGTCTGTCTACCTTTAAATTAGCAGTACACTTTAGAATTGTTTCTTGATATGGTCTAGCTACAAATGGGGCGAACTCTCCATTATCGTCCTTGGTATTTATATATTTATTGGCCCAATAAGCTATATCAAATACTTCTCTTATATCATTCCCATTTGGATCTTCTATAGGGAGTGGGTCTTCATCTGGAACGGCAGCTTTCATATTCTGCTGCGTGCGTAGATAATCATCCTCTCCGTACACACCATTACACTTAATATTAAATGGCTTTCCTGGATATTTAAGCTTATATTGAGCATGACAATCCTGACAAATAGGATTATCCATCCTATCTAATAGATAAGGATCTATAATACTACCGTCAGGATTAGTATTTCTCTTATTTACTTTGGCTAAGAAAGCATCTAGGCTGATGTCTACTGTCATTAATTATTCCCCGCCAAACCACCGTTTACCAAGACGCGCTGCTGCTTGCCCTCTACGTGACATACGACCCGCTAAATAACTCTTGCTTTCTTTGAGACCTGCTACTATATTGGCTACGGATCCACGGTCAGCGTGGAACATGTCATCTACTATCGTCCTCGACACTCCAGTTATAGAGGCTCCCTTAACCCAAGCTCCTATGGCACTTCTACCAATGAAAGCTCCTCCGATTGCTCCTTTTAATCCACCAGAAATTCTATGATCCTCTCCACCAGCAACAGCGCCTATTCCAGCACCAGCCAATGAACCAGCGATTACTCTTCCCTTTCTTTGCATGGTATGTTTACCATAATTGGACAGAAATGTACCTATTTTTGCTATTGGCTCATTGAAATTCATATCTATTACCTTCTTTACCCATTTACTTCATATGCTATGCTGAAGTTAGATGTATTAGGATTAACTACATTAGACGCTCCTAATTTAAATGCGCCACCTTGAAGATCTACTCCTTCAAAGCCACCCATAAAGATAGACTGACCATTTGGGTTATATGTACTAGCTCCAGTAAAGGTATAGACCTTTGTAGCTGTACTTCCATTCCAAGTATATAGATCTATATCAAAGCTTACAGCTGGATCTGTTATAGTCGGAATAATAGACAGAAATCTTGCTCCTGGGGTTTGGGGACTTGATACAGTGGCCACAGTTATATTAGTTAAAGCGAGGATTTTAAATCCCCCTGACTCTCTACTTAAGTCAGATATGTTAAAAGTAGGCCGGATCCCATACATAGGGTGCGGACTAGCAAGTGTTCTATTAATATTATTAGTTCCCATTTATCCTTCCTTATCACCTTATCTATGAAGCATCTCCGCTTCCCTTCCAATAAATCTACGCCTGCTTCCCATTGCACCGCTCATATCCTGTAGTGCTGTCTGTCTTTGAAGCTGTGCTCCCGGAGTATCTGTATAACCTAACTGTAATCTTCTTGTATTCTTATCTATATCTCTAAACTGTCTGAATCCTCTATTAAGTCTTGTATCTATGAATCCTATAACAGGGCTAGCTATATAGCTAGCTACTATTGCTATTCCCATGCCAGCTCCTATCCCTGGAAGTAAAAATGATATTCCTAGGTATGTTATAGCTGTAAGAGCGGGGCAAACAACTAATTCAGTTACCCCAGCCGAAATTGCATCTGCTCCTTTATAACCTCTAGGAGCAGTAGCTGCAGCATAACCCACAAAAGGAAGAGACAATAAAGTCCCATCTATTCCTACTGCTTTAGCATTTCCTAATCGCTTCCATACTGTAGGTCTGGCAGAGGTTAAGTTATTGAGATAATTCGTCGGATTAACCATGTCTTAGATTATGTAGTCCTAGTACTAAATCTCCCCCAGCGTTCATTGTGGCTACTCTATCTGTAAGAGAGTATCTATAGTTATCATATGATACTTCTGAGTTGTCTGTGTTGCCTGTAGGGCTTGGCTGTGCTACTCCGGCCCGCTCTAATTCTGCTGGCTTTGTCATAGTTCCATAAGCAGCAGAGCCCGCTACTAGAGCCCCTACTCCTAGGATACCTTTTCCTGGAATTGCTTTCCACGCTTTTCCTGCTGGACCATTTATATTCTGTATTAGCCTTGGGGCGGAGGCTGCTGCCATTCCTAACCCAGCACCTATTAATGCACCTTTTCCTCTATTGTCTGGATCAGCATAGGCACCTAACCCCGCTCCTCCGGCCATAGTCAAACCGTGTACCATTAATGCATGGCCCCTTCCTACTGTAGCTAAGGATTCTACTCCCTTTAATATTTCATTACTTATAGGCATTGGTTATCTTGTCCAAGCTAACGGCCCTGGTTGACTATGTCTAGATATCATATCCGAGACGTTTTGTGGTACAAACCCCGATCCAGGTGCTGGCAACCCCAAGGGTATTCGATTTTGTAATCCAGCATGTAGAGCTTCTATTCCTCTGCCAGATCTTCTACCAGCCATACCACCTCTGATAGTTCCTAGTCCACCCTGTCCGTAATAACCACCCCTTAAAGAACGGCCAGCTCCAGCTGCTAATCCAAGCCCTGCTCCATAGATACCGCCTCTCATAGCACCCCTAACCGGATCATCATGATTCATATAGGCACTCCCTGCTCCAAGACCTGCTCCAATAGCAGCACCCCCAGCAGCATGATATCCTAAGGAACTTCCACTAAATGCAGTGGCACCCCAAGTACGTTTAGCTGTAGATGCAGCATCTCTACCTATAGCAGAGGTCTCTTTTATAATTTCTTTGGATTTGGCTATTACATTATGGGAAACTGCCATAGCAGCTTGACCACCACGAATAACTCTTTCGTCCTCTAAAACATACGCATGCAGAGCTTTATTAGCAAGTGCTAAAGCTCCCTTTCCCTCATTAACTGGTTTTGTATACCACGCCATAATAATCCTCTAAGTCTTTATAGTATACCTAAAGTGCCTTGGTCATGAGTCTACAGCCTTTAGCAAATTTAGATACCCAACCTACTCTTTTAAGGTTTGAATCTCCTAAAGCCATTATCTTTTCTTCTAACTTGACTTTAACAGTGTGATGAGTAACTAATCCTTCTATCCTAGCTTTTTCCAAAAAGGTTTCATCATATTCATGTGCATAAGCCAACTTTTCACTCTGCAAATGAAGCTTGTATTCGTCTTTCTTAGGACTTACAAGTTGGGAATAGCTCATACCTATAAGGGATTTAGCCCTAGCTCTATTTACATATTTTTCAAATAATTCGGGATTCGTCTCACTAAGCTTGGTTAGTTTTTTTGCTCTACGTAGAAATTGCCTATCATCATATCCAGGCCGTCCCCATACTCCGCTCTCTATATGACCTGTTCTTCTCGAGAGAAGAGCCTTGTATTCTTCACTACTTTCCTTTAGTGAGTTATCCCCCCCTCCCGACATAAAAGATTTTTCCATCACTTTATAAAGAGGTTCCTTAGGAGTATGTTCTATCCAAAAACTATGGTCTTTGTTTGCATAATGAGTATTGTGTATGCGTTCATGATTTATAACGATTTTTTGTTTATCCAGTGGTAGACTCTGATCAACGAAAATTGCCGGCATTCCTGTTTCTGATTCCCAGGTTCTACTAATTTTAGCAAATCTTTTGGCATTACCCCTGTCAAACGGTATGCTTGCAAGAGTCGTCCTGTAATCTTGAATACTCTTTTCTGGAACTCCTATTCCTACCATTGCCTTAGTGACTCTTTTTTGGGAATAAGGAGATAATTTATCCCAGCCCCCAACACCTTCAACCTGTGTCATTAATTCTAAGCCATGAAGTAATCTATTTGCGTTAGAAACCCCTTCCCCACCAATAACATGTTTCATTACCTCACTATAAGGGAATATTCCTTCTGATAGGGCTGCCGCTTTAAGAAGCTCGGCGCTCTTTATAGAAGGCTTATAAAATTGGAAGTTTTCCATTGTTATATTTTGGGAATATTAAATTTGCCATATAGATGTTCTACCTTAGGTTTTCTGGCCGGATCTTTTCCAAAAGACATAGTAGATACAGGACCCTTATATGGATTAAGGTGTCCTGCCTTACTTAGTTTGAACACACGTTGATTAGCCTTGGCATTCTTAGCTTGATTAGCTGCGTTTGAACTTTTAGCCATTTGTATTTCTCTCTTCCCATAAGGTACAGATCATTGCTTTGATTAAGTCTGGTAAAGGTCGTTTATCTTCACTATTAAACTCAAAGACCTCTAAGAAAGGTAGATCTGAATGCATCACGTCAAATACTTTGACTATATGTCTAAACTCCTTATGTCTTCGGTGGCCCCGGAGAGGAAGAGTTATAATTTGTATGGTTTCTATATGGTAGGTAATTTTACCTGTAGCTAACATTGCTTGAGCTTGCTGGTCTGGCTCCCCACATTGTCCTGGATAATCTTCAAGTGACATTTATTGATTCCTCTTTATTTATTAGTATAAGGATTTATATAAATTATTGATTTTATTAGGATTCCCAGCTTTGGCCAACATCATACAGCTTCTCAACTTCTTCCCTATTACAATGCTTATCACATAAAGTATAGTGGGTACAATACCCAACTTCTATGTAATGAGCAGTAAAATCTCCGCAAACCCTACATCTATGCATCGACTCACTAAGAGTACCTTTACGAAGATGGTGGTCTAACTGGTATTCTTTGTAACAGTTACAGGCATCTTCTTCAGTAAGATGCCCGTCTGTGTGGTGTTTATCTTTAAAAGATCTATATGTTTTTAGTTGTTCTTCACGCCAGTAATCTAATGATACTGGTTCTTCGAAGGCAGCACAATAACCTACAGGATAATCCCCACAAGTATAATCATACCGCCCATCTAGTCTTTTACGTGCAGAATAGTGTCTCATCTTCCACCTAGTCCTATTTAATCAATAGGCACAAACCTAGTCTGAGTGAAGTCGATTTCTCCATGCTCGTCCTGGTATATTACTGTATATCCTAGAGCAGAAGGTCTTTGAGCACCCATTAGTTTGGGGTTCGATGCATAATCTGGTGTTTTAGAAAGGCATCCACATTCGAATACCCATATACCATAATCCCCGTAAAACATACCCGCTTGGTGTGTATGGGCTTGGAACACAGCAGTAAATGGAGATACTAGTCCAGCTGGAATAGCATAAGACTGCAACCATTTTAGTGCTACACTTCCTGCATGTCCTGGAGTTCTAGAAAAGATTTCTGCATGACTGATAAGAGCTTTTCCTTCTTGCATAAAGAATCCAAACTTAGCATAGTCTTTTACTACAGGACGAACTAGTTCTACGTTTGGAAGATCTCTAGTAAGACAATAAATTGGGTCGGAAATGTCAAATTCCTCATCATGGTTGGAAAACTTAGCTAGAGTATTCATTGCTTCTAGTTCGAACGGATCTATACCCCTTTTTAGAAGTAGATGCTTTCTCCAGCGCTCATCATGATTGCCTGGAATTATCTTTATCTTACGAAAGTAAGAAGCTAGAGTATTAATTACTGCTTTTCCTTGGGTAAACTCATACTGTAAAGAGTGATGTACGTCGAACTTATCATACCTAGAAACTGAAAGAAGATCCAGTAAATCCCCGCCTATAATTAATAGATCTGTGGTTTCTGCTTCTTGAGATATTACTTTAGCTAAAGCTTCCTCATCGTGATATGGGACATGAAGGTCGTTTATAAGGACTATCTTCTTTTTCTTTCCTGTTGTTTTCTTTCCATATCGTGAAGTTGGGGCCTTTCCTGAGTATTTAATAAATTCATTGAATACTGACTCCGCTTCTTCTACGGATCCTTCTTTTGCTTTATGTTTTCCTGGTGCTAATCCTAATTCTCTAGTCGCTTTGCTGGTTGGTTTGTTTGCTGGTTTGCTGGACATATTTTACTTAGCCTCTTGAGGTTTCTCTTCTTTAAGATCTATTATATCTGTTTTATTGGCCAATCTTATGCGTTCTGCTTGTTTAGCCTGTTTAGATGATTGATCTGTGTTATTGCTTTTCCCTTCCCATCTAGCTTGTTTTGCTTTCTGTTCTGGGGTAATCATCCACTCTTTGAGTAGACGGGAGCGTATAAGTGATATTTGATCTAACCTTAGGACATTAGAGTGTATTGTCTTTTCCCAAGTTATTGGATCAAGTGTTTCTGGATGTACTTCCTTTGGATCAAGTTGTGTTAATCTGGCCGCGTCGCCTTTAGATACGATAGACGAACATCTCTGTTCTTGTACAGCTAACCATACAAGTTCCGATACAAACATTCTTTCCGATGCAGAAAGATCGAAGGCAGTCTTGTTTAATTCAGCTACCCAAGACTTAAACTGTTCTCCTATAATATCTACTTCTATAGGACACAGTTCCCCTCTTGGGGCTTTCTTTGCTTTTAGTAATTCGCATTTAGCAGAGTAAGGGCATTTTTCATCGTCTGGGGTATGCTCTTGGTTGCCTGGACAAACTAGAGCTCCTCCTGCAGCGGGTCCTAATATAGTAAGTGCGCTGTTTAACCTATCTACATTGGCTTTTTCTTGTGTAGTAAGTTCGGCAGTATTAATAGATGGAAGTAGTATATCAACTAATTCTTTATCTGTTTTTATTAGTGCTGTATTGGGCAAAGCGGTTGCATCTGACATATGTCTCTACTTAGTATACGTGGGTGGGAATATTTTAGTCTTTATCAAGTGGATATACTTTATACACAGAATAGGATTGAAGGAACATTCCTATATGGTCTTTACATACATAATAATTCCTAATTGGATCTGCCCCACATTGAACTTTAAACTCTGCTAACTGGGTGCACTGCACAGACCTATAGTCTGAGTAATTACATAAAGTCCTAGACGACTGTGGCCAACAACCAGATCCATCAAAATCCTTACATAAAAGCTGGTATAGGCCATTACTTTTCTTTAGGAAAAGATAAGGGGCATCTTCTCTACCACATTCAGTACAACAAGCTTTAGTCCCATAACTTAGTTCTATCTTTTGATCTACCTCAGTGATCTCGTAGCTTTTTGGGGCTGCATCTCCATTAAAATGATCTTCATTAGGTCTATCTATATGGGTTCTATTCATATTATCTGACATATTTAAATCTCCGAAACCGAAAGTAATTCTACCCCGGTCAATCTAAAATCTATTGCTGGTAAAGGATATTCATCATACTTATCCACATTAAGAACATGAGATTCTACTTGTTCTATGGAGGGACGAGCATCTTCTCCCCCATTAACTACTATTGTATCTGTTACCCAATAGTCTGTTTCTTTTAGACCCTCCATAAGCTCTTCCTCTTCTTTATTTTCTTCCGACATAGGGGGCATCTTGTCTTTGTCTAGTAGTGCATCGAATGTTATGGCCCAGTGATGGGTTGGATTTGTTTCTAAATCTAATGGCATGTCTATGTTCATTTGTGGCTCTCTTTATAAACAGAGGCTTTTAGTACCTTGATTGTATTTGATAGTACTATCATCTCTGTATCGTGGAACTTAACTTTAAAGTACTTATTCTGGCCAAGAATTGTATTAAATAACTGCTTAGCGTCTGTAAGAGAAGGAGCTTCTAAAACAACGCTATTTGCTTCTAAGTAGGGAGTACTAAAGTGTACTGTATAAAGCTTCATAATACAATCTCCTGAATTGGATGGTTGGGGTCTTGAATAATTTCCGAAGTACTCAATTCTTGTATACCTAAGATAAGTATATATGATAACTTTTGTAAATCGGCTGCTTGTAAGATAGCTACTTCTGGGGCCGTATCTGTTTTACAAGTAAATACTAATTCCTTTGTTAGATTAGCTGCGCCGGCTGGATCCAATAAATACTTTACTTTATATATTGTATAAGAGACGGTTGGATAAAAGGGTGTTATCTGACCCATGCCACTAAGGTAATAGTAAGGGTAAGAGTAAGGTATAGTAGTTGTAATGATTGTTTGGTCATTGGGGACATTGAATCCGTTATATAAACTAAAGTCTGTAGTTACATTTAAATTAGCTGGATGTGTGCTCCAAGTAAGAGTTGCTTCAGGATCAGATGGAGGAGAATCCGGAATAAAATCTGATTGGAAGAAGGGGTTTGAATTTAAAGGATCTAAAGAATTTATAGGATATGTAGGCATAAAGATTGTATCTTCTCCTTGGTGAATATCTTGGTTAAACATGCATAAGCAGAAGATAAAGGTTTATCAGATAGTACATAGAACTCTTTTTCTACTTGCTCGTCGCCGGAAGTAATTATTTTACATGATACCTTAACTGGCTTTATTGTTTCTGTGAGCTGATTCGGAGAATAGTAAATACTATTAGCCATATTTATACCTCTACGTTTACACTTATTGAACTGTAAGTAATTGGATTTGGGCTTAATAAGTAAAATGAACACGGAGGAATTATAAGAGGTTGTATATCAGATAATGTATATTTTCCTAGTACAGAAGTAAATATGTCATGCATTTCTAAGAAACTCATTTTGAAATGATATGATTCCGACGTGAGAGATAATAGTTTCTCTGTTTTAGCCTGAAATTCAGTAAAAGTCTCTGCTTCCATATATATGTTTATAGTATGGCCGGCCGGAATAGAATATGGATTATCTGATTCAAATATTAAAGTTAGTTTATTTAGACTCATTGTTTTTGTATCCCGTTGTCTAATGCCTTTCTTGGTTATAGAAGATTTGGGGAACCTTTAGATTTATATCTAGATTACGTACCTTTCCTAAGTAAAGAAGGGTCGAACCAGTAGGAGTCATTCTTCCACCGGCTACTAAATATACAGTATGATAGTTTGGAGGTACTATGTCTGAAAGGGGGAACGACCCATTACCAGGCAATGAAAGATAGACTAATTCTTCAGGAATGTTATCATCTTCCCCAAATAAGTAAATATCTATTTCCTTTGTCCGACCCAGGACTCTATATGGATTGTGAGTTTCATTCCAATCTACTATTCTAAGACGCGTCATTGTGTACCTCTTGGTTATAACCTAATCTATACCACTCATCATTAGAAAAATATGCCATCAAACGTACACGTTTAGGATCATTTGAAAAATATCTTTGAGGAAAAACTACACCTATCCTATGTATCTTCTCGGCCGGAATTAACAAAGACATGTCAAAATAATCTAGGTCTCCATATAAAGGGTTACTAGGATTTAAGAATCCAAATGGATAAGAATAAGGATTTCGGCCGGACTCTACATAAATATGGATTGGCTTCTTGTAAACCTCGCCGGGATTAGGGCCTTTTAAACTTATTTCATAATGAGTCACTGCGTACCTCGCGGTCATACCCTCATTATACCACTAAACTCCAGTAATTCAATGATTCTAGTCATCACGAGGGCCTAAATTCTATATATTTTTGGGACTGGAAAAGGCAAAGTACTAAAAGAATATATATATATATATAGAGACATAGGGATAGAAACTGTTGTAAGAACCTTGTTTCTAGTCATGTATGTAGGGTAGAAAAATATATATTTTTGTGAGAACCCTGGTAACTAGTAGTGGAAGAGAAATGTCTT